TATACCGCTGGGAATCCTGGATTCGAACCAGGGACATAGGCATTAACAGTGCCTCGCTCTGCCTGCTGAGCTAATCCCCAAAATGCCACATAACTACTATATCAAGTAGTCTGGGCTCTAGTCAAGGCTTTTTGGCGTTATTTGCCAGATTTATATTTTCCACCACGACGCTTATATTCTTGGACTACCCAAGCATTTGCTACTGCTGATGGATAAACGTCAAATTTACGCTTAGCCTCGGCAACTATTCTAGCATACAGTTCTTTATTTGCTGGTTCGCCCTTGCGTGGCTTGATCATTCGATCATAATCAGGCTTCTTGGCCTTTGTGATTACTGGATTAAATAGACCATTCCATTTAAATCCTGGATCAGTGTCTTCTGAGATTGACTCTCTTTCTTCACCAGTAATTGGATTTTGATCTGTGTCCATAGACTTCTTTGCTTCAGATGCATACAGGGCTCTTTGTTGAGCTAATGCGTCTTCTCTTGTTTGATGGCAACCCATAACTTCCCCGTCTTCTTTTACTACAGGGTAACCTGAACAACCGCTTGTTCCTTTTCCACCTATGCTATATGGCATTACTTTTTCTTCTTTCCAGGCTCATATTTTTCTATGTAAGCCTTAATGGTTCCGTCTTTTCTCATACGGACAATCCATCCATTTTTAATTTGGGTAGGGTTAAACTTAATATGCTTAAAATATGAACCAGATGATTTCTTGGCCATTATTTTCCCTCCTCCAAAATTTTTCTTAGTTCTTCGTCAATGTTGTAATTAAATGATTCTTCAAAAGCTTCATCCAACATATCTGCGAGAATGTGTGGCAAGTTAAATAGGACTGCCTGCATTAGCATTGGATCTGAATATCTTATATCAATCTTAATAGTGTCATTAGCTTCAAGGGTCATATTTATTGACCCGTCTTCATCTTGATAACCACTAAGGTTAAAGCTTATTCCTTCCACTGCCCCTCGCTTCCTTAAACAATTGTACCAAAAAGGGCCCCATATGGCAATCCCTGCTGCACAGGCAGGATTTTGGGAGATGTGTAACTATCCATCCTAAGTAGGCCATATGGGGTGGTGCGGTGTGTAGGACTTGAACCTACGACGACCCGATTATGAGTCGGGGGCTCTAACCAACTGAGCTAACACCGCTGGCGTATATATAACTATACACGCCTATAATGTGTTTGTCTACTCCTGTGCGTTCTTATCAATTTTAGCGAATGCTGAATTGATTTCTGAAGCAGAAAGCTTACCATCGTCTAGGAATGCTCGTGCTAGTCTTTCGACTACAGTTGCGACTCCAAGAGTACCTGCAAGAATAACAGCCTTCATTGTATCGATTCCGACCAACGAACCTGCACCAATAACTGAAAGTCCTGAAGCAGCGAACACTGCTACAATTCTCATGAGGATATTCCAAATATTAGTTACGGCTGATGAACCAATTACTTCTTCGCCTGTGGCTGGGTCTGTAACGGTTATGTCAATCTCTTTTCTCTTTGCCATATTAGTCCTCCTTTCTCATCGGAATAGTTATTAACCATATTGCTGTAGTAGCCAATACTGCTAAACCGACGATATCTCTGGCGGATCCCGTCAGAGTAAGCCATGCGATAAAGAAGCCGAGGAGGGTGAAAGCCTGGGCAATCACTTCAACTCCTGCATCCTTAAGCCATGTAAAGAAGCCCTTTACGACTTTCTTGATTATCTTCATATTACCTCCTCATTCCAACTACCGCAGATACTATGTTAGAAACAAGTACTACTGGGATAATTACTTCTTGCGCTTTTTCTCTCTGATCGTCTGTCATATCCATACCTAACTCAGAGAAATTAGATAGGAGTTCTAGTGGGTCTATATTCAATACTGCACCTAGTGGGTCTGCCAAAAATGCTTCTGTTTGTACTTCCGTAACAGCATCTGCAAGTGTGTATGGCATAGGTGCATCTAAGTTTTCATTTGCTCTGTCACCAAATTCTTCTAATGCTTCTGCAACATTTTCATCAGACTTAGCAAGCTCAGCAACTAATTTTAATTCTTCTGGCGCAACACCCAAAGCTTTGGATACTACCGCCGCCTGCTCTGGAGTTAATTTAGTCAATGTGTTAGAATTGGTAAGATCAGCAATCAAGTTTGCGGTAGCGTTATCGATTGGAGTATTTTCTGTTTTATCCACATTTTCAGAAGGATCTTGAGTTGGTTCAGTCTCTGGAGTTGGATCTGTATCCTCTGGCAGAGGTGAAGGCTCTGTCTCAGGTTCTGGAGAAGTCTCAGGTTCTGGGGTTGGATCTACATTCTCCTCTTCTGTGGTATCGGAACTTGGAGAAGGATTGGGCTCTTCTGGTTCAGTTTGCTCAGGAGTTGGCTCTGTAGTTGGCTCTTCTTCTGGCTCAGTGGTAGGCTCATCAGATGGCTCTGGACTTGGTTCTGGGCTTGGCTGTGGCTCATCAGATGGCTGTGGTTGTGGCTGATTAGCCATTGCTTGTGCAATAGCAGCCGCAACTCTTTGTTCATTCTCAAATTGTAATTGTTCTTGTAAGCTTTCTTGAGCATCATCTATAGCATTTTGAACTGCAACTATCTTTAAGTTATAGTCAAGTTGTGCTGAGTTATAGTTAGATTGCGCTGTTGATTTAGCTGATATGGCATTTGTTGCCGATATGTCTGCAGCATCTTTGGCTTGTGTGTACTGCTGAAGCTTAGAATTTTCTGTATTATATGTAGCAAGTTTATTGTTATAATCTGCCTGTGCCGTTGCCTTTGCTGTTACTGCAGCGTTATATGCATTAATTTGTTCCTGTGTGGCTCCAGGACCAGAAGAGAATGTTCCAAGATCGCAACTAAATCCTACGCCCCATCCACCAGTATAGGCGCAACCTGCTCCAGTCCATCCACCTGGAATTGACCATCCAAGATGGTANGATCCAGGACCTCCACCGTTATACCACCATATCTCTACATCTAAAGTTTTATCTTGACTAACATCATATATTGGAGAGTATGCACTCCATCTAACACCTTGCTCAACCCAGTTGTTAACTGCAAGGTTGCCGTCTACATACATCCTAAATCCATCGTCTGTATACCCCGCAAAATACACTGAGTCCCAGTCTGAGGGAACTGTAATTTTTCCAGTAAATTTAACAATAATATTCTCATAGTATCCGCAAACTGGAAGCTGCATAGAGTTTGAGTTCCATGTGCCAGAGCATATTACTGAGTCTGGAACTGCTATATTAGGAAATACCCTTGTCAAATGATAAACAGTGTACTGAAGTCCTTCGCCACCAGCACTTTGAATTACCGATTGTGTTGTTTGAAGATTAATATTGGCTACATCTAGGGCATCTTGTGCAGCATTCTTTTCTGATAGAGCATTGGCAACTATTGGGGTTTGATTATCTACTGCCGCAATAGCGTTGTTTTTAGCTTGTATGGCTTGAGACTCTGCAGTTGTAGCCTGCTCAAGAGTTGTTGTTGCTGAGTCCAAGGATTGCTTTGCCGCATATGCTTCATTATATTTTGTATGGGCTATGTCTATAAGATCTTGGGTGGCTTCTTTATCAGTTAGCTGATTTACATCTTCGTCTAGTTCTTGTATATCCGCCCATGCTTGCTCTAGGGGCGACATAGTGCCTTTTGCGTCAGCCATAAATAGCCACGAAAAGGCTAGTAAAAACACTGTTGTTATTCTAGCGAATTTATAAATTTCCAATCTCCCATGTCAGGATGTCTGACAAGTTAATTATACAGGAGATTGCGTACTAAATTACTTCCATATTGTCTAGGGCTTCAGCCAACTCCTGTGGCATGCGCCTAGGAGGTCTAATTAAATTATCTATTCTATTCTTTTCTTCTTCAAGGTAGTTGTCTCTTATTAATTCACCATAAGTATGTATCTCAACTTCCCTGTTTTTCTCCCGCTTCGAATGAACAATAGCATTATAGATTGACCCACACACAGCATCCGCTAAGTCTTTTGATCCCTTTCTAGGGTGGTCAACTCTATCTCTCATGATTCTTAGCTGAAGTAATTCATCAATTAAAAGATCTATTCTAGGACCCTTCACTCTTTCTTCTGCAATGATCATTGCCATATCTTCGTAATGTTTCTTAGCAACAGACAACAACTCTGTATTCATTCCGTAACCACGAAGTTGTTGCATCATGTCGTGTGAGTTCCATCGGTCAAATGTAGTTAGCTTGATATTAAACCCACGCTGTCTTAAAGATAGTATGTAGTCCTTTACATCTGTAAAGTCTACGCTTTTAGAAGCAGTAGGCGTCCAGAACCTAACTGCATCTACTACAACTACAGGTGCCGACTGAGCGTACTCATTTCCTACTTTCATATTAACCCACTTTTCAACATGAGCTAACGAAACTGCACAATGGTCATGCTTTTGAGCAAGGTCTACGTGAATAAAGTATTCCTTATCATCTATCGGCCTGAACCATTCTGCATACCTACCAGAAGAATCTACTGCTAGATTGGGGTTGTTAAATGCTGTCTCTATCTTCTCTCTGGACTTAAAGAAAGCATCTACTGCTTCTGGTGGCATACAAGCAAATCTTGATAATGCGTCTTCCGCATTCTTATAAAAGTCAATCTTAAAATCTTCTATGCTTCTGGTTGGATTGATTTCCCATGTAGGTCTCTTCAGGGCGTATGTCTTTGGAACTTTGTAAGCAACTATATGGTCTTCTTCCCAACTAATACTAAACTTATTTCCTGGCTCATCCTCTGGAAGATCTGGATTAAGTATAAACTCGTGTGTCTTTATTACCGTCTCTTTGCTAGCGATAGCTTCTTCATACTTCTGTTGAATAAAGTCATTCTTAAAACGTGGGAATGAAAGTAGAATTAACTTACCAAAGTCAGGGAAACGTGATGTAAGAGATGCACGGTACATATCATAAATAGATTGAGCGGTCTTAGCCTGATCATGCCCAGTAGTGCTTTCAAGGGCAAAGCCAGAGATCTCATCGAGTACCACTACGAGTACGTTATAGCCTTCCCAAGCTTCTCGCTCTGAGTGTCCAGAGTGCACGGTAATACTCTTATCAAACTCAATAGAACCAGCCTTCGGATTATACTTTCCAATAAACCACGGAGACTTTTCGATTCTCTGCTTGAACCCTTTAAAGAAAACGTTGTTTGCCTGTACTGCGTTGATAGCGATATTAAGAATATCGATAGAATCTCCTGGAGGTTTTCCATAATACACTGCTGGATCTTTTAAGCATAATAGCAAATATGTTATATATGCTGCAGCAATTGTTGATGTATAGTCCTTACCAGAACCCTTACCTAGCTGAAAGATAACCTCGTTACAGGTTTGCTTCCATCTCTTTTCCCCTTCTTCTTCTCCCAGCCATCTTACTAATGTATCTTTCTTATACACCTGAGTCATTGCCTTGATCATTGTGTATTGGTTTTGAGATAGAGGTGGTAGACCTAAGTAGTTAGTAGATGTAACAAACTCTTCAATCTCTACGGGCTGTTCTTCAAACTCCTCGCCCTCTAGTACATTAAGAAAGTCGCTAAAATCAGCC